GAACTGGTTCAATTGCCGGAACTTCTGGAACCGCAAACACGGGCGGAGGCGGAGGAGGCGGAGCTAGCGCAGGTGGTAGCTATTCCTCCGGCGGTTCAGGCGTCGTTATCCTCTCAGTCCCAACATTAGCATATAGTGGAGCGCATACAGGCTCACCTGTTGTGACCATCTCTGGAACCAACACAATCCTTAAATTCAATTCATCTGGGAGTTACACAGCATGAGTCATTTTGCAAAAGTTATTGACGGCGTTGTCACAGAGGTGCTTGTCATCGAACAAGACGTCATCGACACCGGCCTCTTCGGGGAGCCTATCCTATTTGTGCAGACCTCATATAATACGTATGGCGGACAGCATCCAGAGGGACGCCCACTGCGTAAAAACTACGCTGGCATCGGATACACCTACGATGCAGAGCGCGATGCATTTATTGCGCCGCAGCCGTTCCCGTCGTGGCTACTTGACGAAGACACTTGCTCGTGGGACGCGCCAATACCTAAACCCGTCGGCGGTATTTTTACTTGGGACGAAGCAACCCTGTCTTGGGTTGAAGTAACAGAAGGCGTGACAACTGAAGCGACGGTAGCATAGGGTTAATCAATGAACGTATCTGACCAGTTATTGGACTTGCAAATAATTCGGCAACTATTGTTGGAGAGGGTTATTGCTGGATCAGATCTAACTGTTTATGACATGGGTTCATTATAAATAGTCCTAAAGAGGACAACATATGGCAATTGCATCAAGAGAAGATTTAACAAATTACTGCCTACGCAGACTTGGGTTTCCAGTAATCGAAATTAACGTAGATGATGATCAGGTTTCTGATCGCATTGATGACGCCCTACAGTATTTTCAAGAATATCATTTCGATGGGGTTGAGAGACTATACCTGACACATAAAATTACAACAGCAGAACTAAAATTCTCTGGATTATCTGCTCCATCATACGATCCGAAAGAAGTCCTGATAGGGCAAACATCTGGCGCGAGATGTAAATTATATTCTCTCGATGGAACTACTGCAAAAGTCAATGATGTCAAGGGAGTTTTTGTAGCGGGAGAAATCCTAACAGGAACAGTTTCAGGATTTAGCAGAGCAATTGCTACTACCAACTTCTATACCCCAGGAAATATTCAGAATGGGTATATACCTATTCCGGATTCAGTTATCGGTGTAATTCGCGTTCTTCCTGTCAATGGACCAAGTTCGGGTATGAACAATCGTAACAATATGTTCGATCTTATCTACCAATTCCGCCTGAATGATATGTATAATCTTCTCTCGGCAGACATGATTTATTATACTCAGGTTCAACAGCATCTATCAATGCTTGATATGTTACTTGTTGGTGATAGATCTATCAGATATAATCGTAAAATGGATAAGATGTTTATTGACATAAACTGGGAAGAAGTTCTCGATCCAGACGATTTTATCATAATTGAGTGCTACCGCATACTTGATCCAACACAATACACTCAAGTTTATAACGATATGTTCTTAAAGCGTTATGCTACTGCTTTGATTAAACGTCAATGGGGCGAGAACATGAAGAAATTTGGTGGGATTCAACTTCCTGGCGGTGTAATTTTAAATGGTAAAGAAATCTACGACGAAGCAGTTGAAGAAATTGTAACCATCGAAAACGAAATGCAATTGAAGACAGAACTTCCCGTCGATTTTATGGTCGGATAAATTATGCCAACTAATTTCTACTTTCAATCTGGTAATACATCTGGAACCACAAACGAACAGCGTTTAGTGGAAGATCTTGTTATTGAAAGTTTGAAAATCTACGGGCACGATGTTTATTATCTACCTAGACAGTCTGGTAATCTAGACGGTATTTTAGGTGAAGATGCTCTGCAGTATTTTGATCAAGCATATCCTCTTGAAATGTATCTTGAAAATGTTCAGGGATTTGAGGGCGAGGGCGAACTCTTTTCTAAATTTGGATTCGAGTTTAGATCTTCAGCAACATTTGTAGTTGCGAAACGTAGATGGGAGGAAGGCGTAGGTCAAAATGTTTCTGGTTTACAATTACCAGATAGACCAGCAGAAGGTGACCTACTTTACTTCTCTAAAACAAAAACATTTTTCGCAATTAAGTATGTTGATTTTCTTAATCCATTTTATCAATTGGGCAAGATTTACACATACAAATTACAGTGTGATGTTTTCGAGTTTAGTTCCGAGAGTATAGATACTGGTATCGACGAGATCGATTCTATAACAGATGCATCTAGTCAGGATCTGTATCGTTTCCAATTATTGATGGAATCTGGCGATTATGTTTTGAATACAAGCGCCGATTCTATAATTCTAGATATCTATGCCACTGAGGATACTGATCCACAGGCAGATAATGATGAGTTCGAAGTTGAGGCACAAAGCATCCTAGACTTTACAGCATTCAATCCATTCGGTGAGGTTCAAAAGAGAGCATAATGTTTTTACGTAAACACTTTTATCACCAACATGTTCGCAAAGCAATTATTGCATTTGGCACAATCTTTAATCAGATTACTGTGAAGAGATTTAATGCAGACAATGAAACGGTTCAATCACTTCGAGTACCGCTTGCTTATTCACCGAAGAATAAGTTTCTTGCTCGTATAGCAGAGGTTCCCTCGTCTGCAACACGAGCAGCGGCAATCATCCTACCTAGAATGGGATTTGAAATTACCAGTATGCAGTATAATCCTGCTAGAAAAATTAACCTGCTCACTAAAAACGTAGCAGTCGGTCAGGGCGACGATCCCAATAAACTAAGAACACAATTTACAAGTACTCCGTTTGACATGGGTATTTCTCTGTATATCATGGCGAAGAACCAAGATGAAGGGTTACAAATAATTGAACAGATTTTACCATTCTTCAATCCTGACTTTTGTGTTACCGTAAATGATATTCCGGAAATGGGTATCAAGCGCGATCTTCAGATTGTTATGGAATCGGTAAACTATGAAGACACATATGAAGGCGATTATCTACAGAGACGATCAATTGTTTGGACAATAAACTTTACACTTGGTCTTAATTTATATGGACCTGTTGAGCAGCAGAATATAATTAGAACTGCTATTGCTAAAACATATACCGATATTGATCAACCTAATTTCCAACAACGATACCAAGTAACAACTAACCCAGATGATGCATCCCCTGATGGAACATGGGATTATGTGGAGCAATTTGATGAGCAATTTGAACAAGGGTAACTATAAAGATCTCGACGATCTTTTTGGAACCGAGACAACTCCAACACCAGAAGCAGTAACTATAGATGTTCCTGCTGTTGTGACACAAACAGATGCAGCGGAAGTAATTTCAACTGGTGACGACATCGAAGACGACTATCAAGTTGCGCGAAAAAAATTAAATGAATTAATAGATACTGGTCAAAAAGCACTTACTGGTATGTTGAATGTTGCGCTGGCAAGTGACAGTCCTCGCGCATATGAAGTTGTCGGGCAATTAATTAAAACAACTGGTGATGCTGCCAAAGATCTAATGGATCTACAAGCAAAGAAAAAGAAGGTTCGCGAGGATAACTCTAAGAAGTCCCAACAAATCGACACACAAAATAATATTATCTTTTCTGGTAGCACTTCAGATTTACTAAGGGCAATGAGAGCAGATAAAGCAAAGATTATAGAACATGATGATTGATGAATCCTCATATCACGGTAATATCAATCTAAAACCAATTGGGTTTAAGATGCACTTTACTCCAGAGCAAACATTGGAGATGGAAAAGTGTTCAGAAGATCCAATCTATTTCATCGAAAATTATTGTAAAATCGTCTCCCTTGATGATGGTCTAATTCCATTTAAACTTTATGAGTGTCAGAAAAGAAAAGTTGCACATATCCTAGGTAATCGTAAAGCGATTCTTATGGAAGGTCGTCAGCAGGGTAAAACAATTACTTCTGCTGCGTGTATTCTCTGGTATACGTTATTTCAGGATGCAAAAACTGTTGCGATTCTAGCAAACAAAACTGCTGCTGCTCGCGAAGTTATGAATCGTTATCAGGGTATGTATGAGAATCTACCACTGTGGATGCAACAGGGTGTTAAAACTTGGAACAAAGGCGATGTTGAATTAGAGAATGGATCTAAAGTATTCACTGCTGCAACGACTGCCTCCGGTATTCGTGGTAAGTCCGTTAACTGGTTGTATATCGATGAAGCAGCAATTATTCCAAA